ATTATAATGCTTAAAGTCAATATAAATATCTTGATACACTGGACCATTTGCATAGCCCACTACATCTTGGTTAATTAACTTTTCTCCATTAATAACATAATTAAAAGAGTCAGCAAAGTATAATAATTTATTTAAAGTCAAATTACCATCGTAAGTATTTTCTTGCGTTTTCAAGTTATTGTTATAAAACCAGTTGGCAATATTATAAACATTATATTGTTTAGCCATTTTGAACACCTCCACAAACAACATATCGTTTTAAATATAAAAAAATAACAGCGCTATAACGCTGTCACCGTCTAAATTAGAAAATTTATTATTTCAAACATACATTTTGACACATATAATAAATCATGATTCATTACTATTATAATATTTTATGTTGTTAAAAACAATCTTTTTATGCTAATTGTCAAACTTTATTTATACTTTTTAATGCAAAACACCAAACCACATAGGCTTGGCGTTTAAATTATTCCTCAAATCTACTTAACATCATCAATATGAAATTCTGCATTAGGATATTGCTTTTCCAACTCTTTTAAATCTCGCTCATTCTTTTCATCGTCTTGACCAATGTTATCAATAAATATTGGTGTAGCCACATTCATATCTACTTTATCAGTAAAGATACTGTGGTAACGTCCAAGTAGGTCACGTGCTTTTAAACGATCACTTGGCTTAATTGGTACTTCTACCGTTTCGACATGTTCATTGTATACGAGATTCATACGTCCTGTATCTGGATTCTTTTCAAACGAACTCTTCTTAATCACTACTTCTTTCGTTTCTGTCTCGTCTCCAATAGCTGATTGTGTTAATAGATACAATGTTTCCTTCGCAGATAAAATGGTATCGTCCATTATTTCATCTTTCTTGCTTTGAATATATTCGTCCACTTTATCTTTACGTAGTAACCTACTACCTGTAACATGTGCACTATTTGGGCTATATCCTGCCTTTATAGCACTTTGAGTAACGTTAAGTGTCTTTAGATACTCATTCGCAAAACGCTCTTGTTTAGGCGTTAATTTGTCCATTTAATCACTTCCTTTATTTATATTTATCTCTAATGTAATACATACCTTTTAATCCAATTTTCTTATAATAAAATGCTATATTAGATGCTTGATTAGAACACCATTTAATATCCGTTGCATATTGGTGTGTGGCGGGGTTCTTCGGGTTCCAACGCATTCTGTATAACGTGTTTTGACCTTTGTTAATGAAATCTTGTCTTACAAACTTAGCGCCTCCCATAATGCCTTTAGCTGGTGTTGTCCACCCTCTACGTCTAGCAAACGGAATAGCATTATCTGGATTATTATCATATGCACCTATACCGAAATAGTTATAAATGCCTGCACGGCCACTTGCATAGTATGATGTGCCATTACCACTTTCCAGGAAAGCGTGAGAGATTAGGTATATTTCATTGATGTTGTACTTCTTACATGCCGACGCAACTGCTTTACCTTGCCCAGATAAACTACCATGACCTTTAAGAATTTGATTGAGTTTGCTTACAGATATACCTTGATACTTACCTAAATTAAGCATTTGATATTTTTGTGTTGAGCTATTCCATATCGCATTAGGGTTCATAGCTTTACTAGTTTGAGAACGACTTGCACTATACCAATCTGCACCATAATTAATTTGTGGATTCCATACCATTTGTTTATTTAAGGCAGTCGCAAAACTGAAACGGCTTTTTTCAACAACTACATGTGGCTCTGTAGGTGTTTTCTTAACTGATTTGTCTGGTTTTGTTGTCGTTTTAATATTCTGTGCAGGATTATCGACAGAAGTCTTACCTTTAATTTTTATTTTCGTCTTAGTTGTGGTTGTTGTGATCGTATCTTTCAATAATTTATCTTTGTTAAGATACATACCGATTATCTTTTTTTCTACTTCTTTGTACTTAGCTTGATCTGGTATACCTTTTTTAATTAAATCGTAGTTGATTAAGTCTTTCATAGTACGCCAAATGTTAGGGTCTGCCTTTATTGTTGATTCGGACAATTTTGTTTTAGATAAACCTAGCAACCAAACACCGTATATCATAGCTCTAATTTGATTTAGCATGAATTGACGTTTACTTTCAGTTTGTGCGCCACACACTTCTAAAACAAGCCAACCTGGGTGTTCAGGTGACATTTCTGACTGGTGTCTTGGTGTCCATACGCGCTCACGGTCAATGTACACATGTGGATATTCATCTTCATTAATGTATTTATTACGTTGCATATATAGTTCTTCAACAGAACGTAAATAAGGAGATTCCTTAATGTATATACCTTTGATATCTCCAATCGGCTCGCCACCAAATACTGCGAAATGGTAAATGTACTCGAGTGGCTTATCTAAATCAGACGCAAACGAAGTATAAGATACTTTTGTAATTTCTTTAAATTGAGGTTTTTTAGCCTCCCCAGTTGTTGTTACACTATTCACACTATTATGCGCTTTAACCTCTGGTTTAGTATCATGTGGCACTTTTGGTTTAGTGGTTTCTTTAGTATAAGCAGGACGAACAAAGCCAGTAACACTTGTATAGCCGTGTTTTACTAATGCTCCAGCACTTCCCCAATTGTAATTAGGTGGGTGTTCTGGATGCACCCAATTTTGATCCACGCAAAACATCATTTTCTTATCACATGGTCCTACTACAATAGCTGTATGTCCTGCCCAACCTATGCCATTACCTGGGTGCCAAACTGCTATATCTCCAGGTTGCGGTACAAATTTAGCTGTGTTTTTGTAGAATTTAAAACCTCTAGGGTATTTATAATAAGCCATATCAACGGCATTTCCCCACGTTCTAAAACCCCAATACTTTTGGAATATGTAGTTAGGTAGATCCCAACATTGTGGCCCGTGCATGTGATCTATGTCTATCCTATGACCTATCATGGACTTAGCCCATTTGGCAACTTCACTTGCTGTCGGTTTTCGTTTCTTCGGACTAGGTAATCCCATATATTCACTCCTTATTTTCTATGATTTTGTCTATTAATGAGTTAGTTAATTGATTTATTCTTGATTCCGATAGTTCAAATATTCTTGCTATATCTTTAGTAGGTCTACCGCTACGCAAAAACATGAATAAAATGTATTCTCTATCATTACAAATGCGATCTACTATTATATCTAGTTCATTCATATAAATATGGTCGTCTACATTAGTTGTTTCGCTAGTGTTGAATGAAAGTGATTCATCTATTTGAAAGAAGTCATCTACTTCAATATCTTCTGTTTCTTCATTTTCTATAAGATGATAATTTAATATAAAATTTTTTAGTGACTCTTTATCTTCAACGAACACAGTCACATTACCATCGCCTTTTAGTCCTATTATGGCTAACTTTAGACTTGCCATGTATAAGATTAAATAAATCTACTTGTAAGCATTCAATGGTCTCATATGGCTTAATACGTCCATTTGTTTGTAGGTATCTAGCAACTTGCTTTTGTTCATTTTGAGTGTAGGTGTTAAGCACCTGCTTTAATACCGATAAACGCATTGCTGAATCATCTTTAAAACGTTTTAAATTATCTTTCGTTTCACTAATCCATATCACTAAATTATCAACTGGATATGATACAGAAATAACACCCATAATATCGTCGCATGTTGTAACAGATGTGCTTAAATGATACATCTCATTTATGTGTGTTTGAGCTGACTTAATCTTAGAATTAATGTATTTAGGATTATATTTAGTGAGCAATTCATATTCAGATATCTTTGTTTGTTGATATGGTTCGTTAATGTTTTCTTGCACGATAATACCCCCACTAATATAGAATGAGCCTACCCAATAAAGTATAGACGTTAGTTAGTTTTTATTTTGTCACACTTTTGATTGCATCAGCGTATCGGTCATTAATCGTTTTGAAATCCACTGAACCATATTCATTTTCTGTTACAACTACACCACTGTTTGCCATTCCCGTTTGATTAATCACGTTATAGTTATACTCCAATTGAGCATATTCATCGTTGTTGCGCTCTGGATATAGAACGTTTTGTTTCAATGTTTCAAAACTCATGGCTACTTTATTTTTTTCACTTTCAGTAAATCGCTTATTGATGGCATCTTGGAATAACTTCAATTCATATACCGTCGTATTAGTAGCATCAGCATTTACAATCATTGCGATAACTTCAGTGTTATCAATTAAATCGATTTTAGCTGATAGATCTTGGCGCTTTAACATTTCAGATTGAGGATTGTTATAATCCTGTTGCGCTTGTTCAGTTAATGTATCTAGTTTATTTTTGATATCTTCCATCTTATTTATAGCAAACTGTTTAAAACTTTCAGTTAACGACTCAACTTTTGGTTGTTGTTGCTTATCAATGACATCTGGACGATAGCCCTGTCTATACATTGTCTTAGTTTCGGTAAGTAAATCGTCTAAATCTCCTAATAGATTTCTATATTTTCTATCATCAAAAAATACACTCCATGTGTTTTGTTCCATTTTTGTTGTCATATTCTTATACCTCTTTCTTTTCAAATTTTTTATACTTCTATTTCTTCTAATGCTTTTAAACGTGTCTGTGCGCCTAATACTTGGCGTTTAACACTATAGATAGCTTGTTGCTTATCTTCTTCACTTTTAATGATGTAGTAGCCTCTAGCATCTTTCTTATAGCTATAACCTACTGGATATTGATAGTTAATAATTAAACTAGTAATAACTTGTGTAAGCCATCTATCATTGGCTTTATTTAGTGGATAGCCTAGTTGATTCAATATCTTAGTCTTAGTTACATACTTTTCATTTGAGTTCTGAATAATATCATAAACTCGTAAATATTCTGTTGGTGGTTGTGCCACCTTTTCGTTTGATAAATTGATCATAAAGAGATTCACCTTTTTCTTATTAATATATTGGTAAATACTTGCATTTATGACCTTTCTCCCTTACCTATATTATACTAAATTTACACCCAAAACACAAACTTATGTTCGTTATTTTACTCATTTTATTTTCTGTTTATCATTCAATAAAAACATTTAAATAACAACTATTACATCACTTTTTCATACACTTTCACAAACAATGTTAAAAGAACAAATGTTCGTTTATTGAATATAGTTTTGCCCCTTATAAAATTTTGAGAGTTTAGCTTTTTTTAGTTTTAATTTTCTTCGTACCTTTCCGAAACCTTTCCTATTTTTTCTTTCCTATCTTGCACAAACCTTACCATTTTTAAACTCACTTACCTTTGGGAAACCTTTGGGTTTTTATTACTTACCTCGCCCTTTTCTCACTGTTTTTTTCGCTTACCTTTGTATAACCTTTGTATTTTATATAGGAGCCACACCTTACATGTGACCCCTTATCAACCTACTTACTTACACTGTAATAACTTGCTTTCAATTCACTTAACTTACGCTCTAACGCCTTGTAATCGTCTTGTGTAGCATTCTCATCTTGCACAAAATCAGTAACCAACTTTAGCCCCTCTACTAACTCTGGTGCTGGTTCATTAATTCCTGTTGCTAGCTGATACAACATTTCAATATTACCTATCACATCAGCATTACTGGATTGAATGCCCTCAACAGTATCAGCATCAAAACCATTCTCCATGTATTCAAATACATCACTGTTATTTGATTCTGCAAACGTTTGTAATCCATACATAAAATACTCATCTTCAAGTAGATTACTCGCCATCATATCGCTTATAGATACATTCTTATCATCTGCTATTTCATAACCTGCATAATGACCCTCAATACTTCGTATAAGCCCCTCAGTGTGCTTAGGAGATGCTAATTCAAATGATTGTCTTACATTGCAATCTTGAATATATACATGTCCGTATAATTTACCTTTCATCATCACGTATACCATATCAAATGGATCATTATATATTTTGAAAGCGAAATGCGTTTCTCTACTACTTTCTAATAATCCTGTGTAGTATCTTAATAATGTACCTGCTCTTGTTTCAAATTGGTTTGCGATAATTTCTATATTCATATATTTGCTCCTTTATCTTTTATTCGTAATACTACAGGTATCCATGATGGTGTGCTTACCTCATCAGTGATAGCCAATGGTAATGGTGGTACTTTCCCGTTTAACAAATACCTATTCACTGCACTATGTTTATTCTTAATTGCTATTTTACCTTCGTTGCTCAAGTCACTTATTACTGAACCAGATTCCGTTGAACAATGATAAAAGAATACTTGATTTCTCTTATCCTTATAAACAAGTGATCGTTTGCCATTAAACGGAACGCCTGCTTTATCAAATATCGGTTCCAATTCATAAATGTAAGTCTCTCCCTTGTCTTCAATAAACTTAATCACTTTACTTTTAATTTGTTCTAAACTATCCATGCGTTACCTCCTTAACTATATTGAAAGTAACTGGTAACCAGTGATAAGTGTCTACATTATCTGATTTTAAAACAGGAAAGTTCAGACCTTTACCGTCGACCATGTATATAAATGATTCACACTTTTTCATTTCTATAACACCATCGTTTACTAGTTCACTTACTACATCGAAAGCCTGTTTATTCCATCCATACCAATACACAATATTATTATTTACTGCACTTGTATATGCTCCTTGACCTTTATAATCAAAACCATTTTCATCAAATACTTTTTCTATTTCTACAAAAGAAGTACCGGCATTATCTTTTATATAATCTATTAACTTACTTTGTATATTCTTCATTACAAAACCTCACAGTATATTGATTTTTCTCACACTAGCCTGTAATGTGATAGATCCTTTTATATCAGTATTTTCGCTGTATTTCTTACACCTTACAGATAATATGCTCTAGTTTATAATTTTTTTTAGATACTTTAATATTCTTATGAAATGTTATTTAAGTGTAAGGTGTAAGGTATTCGTAATAAACTTAGTTATATCAACGCTTTTACACCTTACACTTTTCTAATATTCCTTACAGATTAGCGTAAGGTTTTTAATATAATTCCGTTAGAATCGTATATTACATTGGTTGTATCTTTCACATAGAATCTTTTAGTTTTTTCTTGAGCTTTTGACCAGTAAGCTACAGATTTATATCCTAACTTTGATAATTCTTTAGAGAAATTCATTTTATTCATATGATGATAGCCATTGTTAGCACACCATATTTGATATATTTCATATGCTTTATCGGTATTTCTCCCCTCTACTACTGGCAATTGTCTGTAGTCTTTATCTTCTGCGTCTTCTATAAACTGCAGCACTGGATTATTGTCATGTTGATATTCTTCTTTGGTCTTTCTAGCGATTTGAGGTTCTATTATCTCATTGTTTTCTAGCGTTCTCTTTAGACCTTTTAATGCTAAATTAAGCAATGCTGACATATTATGTGGTGTTATCAGTTTATTTATTAACATCGGATCTTTCTTTTGTCCTTCTTTACCAAATTTACGCAACATAGGGATAATTACCATACGTCTATAGAACCCCTCACTCTTGTCATTGCTCATTGGTAATTCATTACTAGCAAATATGAGTTTTACATATGGTTTAAACTCAAATGCGTCTTGTCCTTTAAACTCAAGTGTAATGTAGTTACCAGTAACAATAATTTTGAAATTACCTGTATCTTTGATTCTGTTCGGATCAATATCATCAGCAATATTCACTAATTTCCCTTGTAAGTTGGCCGGTTTGAACTTATCGTTTAAATCATTAAAAGATAACGCCGTTGTATTCTCTGGATTATAAAAATGGTGCAATAATTTAAGTAAAGTAGTTTTACCGTTTCCACCTGGACTATAGTAAAAGAATGCAACTTGTAAGAAATTATCACGATATAAACCGTAGCCAATCATTTCATAAATCAGTTGTTCTACTTCGTCATCTTCATTAGAAATATCTTTGATAAACCTTTCTATCAAATCACTTTGTGCATTCTCGTCGAAATCAACATCAATAATATTGGTTATATAGTATTGAGGACTAAATGGCTTTAACTTATCTTCTACAGTGTCATATATGCCGTTCTTTAAACCTATATAACGTGCTGAACATTGGTTTTGTTTATTACCTAAACATAGTGTTTTTAACTTCTGATACACCTCTTTGTTTTGCTGTTCTCTCAAAGATGGAATATATTTAATAGTCATCTTACGGACAACATCTATATTAAGTGGTTCGTACTTCTTACCTGTGAATATATGAGGACGGTTATCTATATAGCAACCGTGATATTCTTCATACAAAAATAAGGCAAATTCATAGAACTTAAATCTATTTCCATCAAAGAAATCTTTTTCATCAAATATCGTCTTGTTTTCCAAAAAGTCTGGAAATGTTGCCATAAAAATCCTCCTTATCGATGTTCTCGTTTATATATAGATTCAAATGTGGCGTTAAACTCTCTAGAACTCAATGGAGGGTTACAATTTTCGTTCCACATATAGCAATATGCGTACACTAACGGATCTGGTACACGTCTATTGAGTAATACACCAATCAAAGATGTTAATGTTTGGTTTCGATTACCTGTTGATACACCAAAAGCTATTGACTTCCAAAATTCATTATCACGACGCTTAGGATATTTGAATTTATTTGATTCTTTATATTCTGATTTTAATTCTTTTAACCATTCTTCTAACATTTGAGACCCCAAAATTGGGGCGTCGTTATGTTGATGTAAGAACGGGTATTTATCTTGTTGATATACGGGTAACGCCATCGCTCTACTAGGTTGAAAACTCCCCTCATCTACTGTGTGACCTATTTTATTTACCAAAACTTTTGTATACTTACGGTATTCATCTGCACTGATACGCTCATTTAAAGGAACATACAAACGAATTCTAGGGCTTTCTGTTTGATGATTAAACGTAGTATGCCAAAACCACGCAACACCTTTTAAAGTGTCTGTAATTGCATCGTGCAGTGGTTTCAACTTTGGAATATCGTCATAATCAAGAGTTATCACATCACGATAAATCACATTGTCATTGTTACGATACTTCTTATATTCATTACCGTTCTCGTCAATACCATCTTTCATATCTCCATATACAGCAACACCACGAGCATATTTATTTGTATTGTTTTGAGGTATAGATAACCTATTAACTAACACACTCCATTTAGGTTGCGAAAAACTCTTAAAAGATCGTGAATCTAAATTGTTGTACCAAATAACTGATACTTGGGTATCGTGTTCTAATTTAATTTTGTTCAACTTTTACACCTCTTAATGAAACAAAAGAGTAATGATGTTATAATTAAAATGTGTAATTTCTAAATTACTCCGTTGTTAGATTATTAAAGTTCTATGCGTTATCTGATGTGAGTTTGCCGACTGAATCAGATGCGCATTTTTCTATTTCATGAAACTTTTTTATTAATTCATCAAATTCATTAAGATATAGACCTAATAAATCTAAATGTTGGGTGTTGTGAATAGAATGTTCTCTGTACTTATAACCATGATCCAAAACTTGTTCTTTTGTTAAACTATGACCACTTTCATATTTGAAATATTCTTGATCAAACCAGTTATATGTGGTTTTTAGATCTTCAATTTTTTCTTTTACTACTTTTAAATCACTAAATAAATCTCTAATTTCCCAGTTCACTATTCTGCATCCTCCATATTCTCAACGAAACTTGTCATTTCTCCGATTGCTACTTTTAGATCTTCAATATCATCTTTAGTGATGAATTGGTGAATATTAGAATCTTCATAATTAATAGGAAAGTCGATCAAAATATTTGAAGATTTTACAAACTCTTTATAATTTCTGTAATCATCTAATACTTTTGTAATTTCACTTTTACTTAAATTAGGATATTCATTTTTTATAATTGAAATATCTCTGTTACGACGTTTTCGTAATAATTTAGATATTTTTCTATTTTGCTTTTTATTATTCACTATGTGCTCATAATTCAATTTATTTTCAATATTTTTGTATTCCTGTTTAGTTAATTTATTCATCTTATTCATTCTCCTCATTGATATTAAAATTTTTCTCTAACTCTTGTACTGCCCATTTCATTATTAATTCAAGATGCTTTTCTCGACTAATTTCTGAAACTACTTCTTGACCATCTTTATATTCAGTATGCTCATAAGTTTCAAATTGATTATAAATGCTTGTTTTAAGTTGATACGCAATGTTTTCTAATACTTCAAGTTGTTCTTGTTCCATTTTACTCAACCTCCAAAAATAGTCCGTATGCTGTTGTTAAAATAAAAATTCCGAATGCTATAAATATATCTGCAACTAATGCAACTGATAGTGTAATAAATGAAATCGTACCAATGTACGTAAGATAGTTTTTCATTGTGTTATCTCCTTATGAATTTACTTTGATTGATGTTGAAAATAGATCGTCAATCGGCATTTCAAAATGTTCACTTAACTTTCTTGCCTCTGGCATTGTGAAATCTGCATGTTTACCTATAATTTTTAGGCTAAATCTTTGCGGACTAATACTCAGCAATTTTGCTAATTGCTTTTGGGTATAGCCCTTTTCTTTGTAACAGATATATAAATTCCAATATTTAATTTTTTGCATATATACACGCTCCCTTTAAAACGTCATTTTACGTCGGTTTTTAATTAAAAAAAATATCATCTAACATCACATTTTTCATACCATTTGATACAAGTAAGTTTTTAAAGGTTATCATCTCCTCTTTTTTAAATTCTGACTTTCCTTTTTCCTTGTTTCTATAGGCTTGCTCTGAAATTTTAAGCTTTTTTGCCATTTGTTGTTGAGTGAAATTCAACATTTTCCTATAACCTAGCACTTTATTCATTTTTTACACCTCTTTCCTAGACGTAGGTTCTCGTCTGTATGTATAATATAACAGACAAGAAAACTAAAAGCAATACAAAAACGTCGGTTTACGAAAGTTTTTGTAAATATTCTCATTATATAAGGAGTGAAAATATGGATAATAAAATAGATGTTGGTATACGAATCAAAAATATCAGACTCTCTAAAGGGTTAAATTTAAGAGAGTTTGGTGAAGAAATAGCTAAAATTACAAAAGAAAATAATATTTCAGATAGTATTGTTAGTAGATGGGAAAAAGGTATCTCTATACCTAATCCTAATAGAATAAAGGCAATAGCAGAATTTGGTAATACCAGTGTAAAAGAATTGTTGTACGGAGATTTTTTGAAGAAATTAGAAAATATTGCTAATGATCAAATTAAATACATTATAAACGACAACGGTCTTGATATGGATATGGAAATAGAACATAAATTAAAATATTCAGTAACTGGTTTAATATTGAGTTTCTATGATAGAGGAGAAGAAAATTTTAATTCAAATCTTTTCGTTAGATTATTAAAACATTATCTACAATTAGAATTGGATTTAGGGGATAGAGATCTTGATTCATTAACATATTTTGCTTTTCAACGAACAATAAATGCACAAGAATTAGTAGTTGACTATTATGAAGATTCCAAAGCAAAAGAATTTTTAGAAGATGAAAATATCGATGAGTTCCTTACTACAATATCTAATAAATACTTTGACTTATTGAAATACATTGATGATTATAGAGAAAAACATAATCTCGAAAGAATTAGTGAAGAGTGATTATATGAAAGAACATAACTTAAACTTATCCCACAACATATATAAAGACGCTAAACGTGGTACTTACTATTTTCGTATCACTTACTATGACAAGACGAATACACGTAAGTACATAACACGCAAAGGCTTTGCGCAACGTAAGGACGCAGTAAAGCAATGTAATAAGATGATGGATGAATTAGAGGGTATTGGCGAAGAAATTAAAAAGCTCCCTTTTGATAAGCTCGTAGACGAATATATAGACTGGTATTCTGCACGTCGAAAATCATCTAGTGTAAAAGCATTAAAGACACATACAAATAACCATTTGCTACCTTATTTTAAGTCTATGGACGTGTTCAATATTACTACACAAGATGTGATGAAATTTCAGAATAAGAAGTTAAAAGAGGGTCATTCTGGAGATTACTTAAAGAAGATGCATGTATATTTAGTTTCACTGTTAAACCATGCCATGAAGTTTTATGATCTAAAACAAAATGTAGCGTCACTTGTAGGTAACTTCGAAATAGAATCACAGAAACGTCTAAACTACTGGACACTTGAACAATTTAACCAATTCTATGACGCGTTAGCAACACAACAACAAAAATTATTCTTTAAGCTATTGTTTTATTCTGGAGCACGTAAGGGAGAAATTAGAGCTCTCACATGGCGTGACGTTAACTTTGATGATGAATTTATCCATATAAACAAAACGGACTATCACGGTGAAGTGACAGCCCCTAAAACCAAATCAGCCATACGTGATATATACCTACCTGCTCACATGATGGACGACATCAAAGATTATTTAAATTGGTATAAAGAGAATAACATATATAAAGATGATTATGTGTTGTTTGGTACATTCTTCAAAGCTTATAGCGAATCAACAATTGATCGTTGGTTTACCAGTGCATTAAAAGTATTAGATGAGCAATTGCCAGACGGTCAGACGTTCCCTAGAATTGTTATACACGAGTTAAGACATAGCCATGCGTCTATGTTAGTTAATCACGGTGCTAGTATTATGGTAATAGCTCAAAGGCTAGGACATGCTGATAGTAATGAAGTATATAACAGATATGGACATTTATACCCTAGTACACAAAAAGAAATAGTTAAATACTTATAATGAGGTGGTTTTTTGAGTGAAATTGTTATTGATATTTTAAAAATTATTGCAACACCTATCTCTACAATTGTAGCAGCAATCTTTGTTTATCTATATACAAATAATAATCACAAAAAGACATTACTAAATGAATTAGACTCTAAATCAGAGTGGAGAAAAAAATTATTTGATATAGCTGGGAAAGAAACGATAGAAATTGGAGATGTATTTCAATTAAGAGCAGGACTTAGGTTTACAGAAAAAGACTTTAAAAAATTAGATACTTATTTTGATAAAATGAACTTTGTAATAATCCAATATTGTAAGTTATTCACAAAAGAAAATGATATAAAAACGTTAGCAGAAAATACGAGTCTTTATGAAGATAAAAAACTAACTCTACAAGCTCAAGAAACGATAAGATTATTTTGTAGATATTTGTTAGCAGATCATTGGGAGAAAAATCAAAATAGCAAGTTTATATTTAGTGATCAAACTAAAGAAAGCGAATTATATAATTATACATTAACAGAATTTTTAAAATTACAAAATATACATGAATATGATGATTTAGAAGACGCTTTAAATAGATTATTGGATAAATTAAACAAATAG